TAGATACGAGTCAACTTGAAGATACATATATTAAAGTGATTGTAAAAAATCGTTCTAATCCGTATCTATATGACTTGTTTATCAATAAGCTAACTGATTCAGGTGCAGCTGACGTTAAATCAATTGAAGATGCATTGAATATTGAAGGTGAAGGTGTTGATGATATTCTTGATGAAGCTCAAGATACTAAAGACATTCTTTATGGTTATATCGAATCAATGGAAACTAAAGTAAACAAATCCAACATAAGGACAGTTGTTGATGAACTATATAATGAGGCATCTGCTATAGCATGAAAATATTATTTAAACAGCTTAAATATAAAAACATATTATCAACAGGGAATAGCTTTACAGTTATTCCTTTAAATGATAAACCAAGCACACTTATTAGTGGCTCCAATGGTGCAGGTAAATCAACATTACTTGACGCCATCACATTTGCTTTATATGGCAAGCCGTTTCGTAAGATTAATAAAGGACAATTGATTAACTCTATCAATCAAAAAGATTTGGTTGTTGAAGTTACATTCCAAATTGGTCCAAACAACTATCAAATTCGTCGTGGTATTAAACCAAACTTTCTTGAGATATGGAAGAATGGTACACTTGTAAATCAAGATGCTGCTAGCCGCGACTATCAAGCATATCTCGAAAAGAACATTTTAAACTTAAACTATAAATCCTTTAATCAGATTGTGGTGTTAGGTAGTGCTACATACGTTCCATTTATGGAGTTACCAGCACATGCTAGACGCGAGATAATTGAAGACCTATTAGATATTCAAGTATTTAGTACTATGAATAATCTTCTAAAAGAAAAGGTTTCAAATAATAAACAAGAGATCACTGATAATTCTTATCAAAAAGATTTGATAGAATCGAAACTCGACTCTGCTAAAGACCACAACGCATCTATTCGTAAGATAAGAGAGGATGAAGTTGAAAAAGTCAAGGAGAAAATGAGTGAACATATTGCAAAGGTTGAAAGCGAAAACGAGAAGATCGACAAACTCCAAACCCAAATCGAAGATCTTGTTAAGACAATCCAGGATAAAGAAAGCGTTAAGAAGAAAAATCAAAAGGCAATCACGTTAATACAGCAAATGCAAATGCATATGAACTCTTATATGAAAGAGTTAGCATTCTATCATGATAACGACAACTGTCCTACATGTAAGCAGGGTATTGATCATGGATTTAAAGAGAATGTTGTAAGTGATAAAGGTAAAAAAGTAGCAGAGCTTGAAGCTGGTATTGAAGAATGCCAGTCAAAAGCTGAAGAGTACACTACACGATTAAATGAGATCTCTGATACTGAAACTGAAATCTCGTCAGTTAATCTTCAAATTGGTGATCATCGTGCTACAATTAAAGTTTCAAAGAATGCTCTAATATCTTATAAGAAAGAATTAGATAGGGCAGAAGAGCAAGTTGAAGCAGTTGATATGAGTAAGCTTAATGAACTAAGTGATAGTCTTACTATAATCGATGAAGAACAAACTGATTTGTTTAGCCATAAAGAAGTGCTGAGTGTTGTATCTCAGATGCTTAAAGATGGTGGTATCAAATCAAAAATCATTCGTCAGTATGTTCCCATTATGAACAAATTGATTAATAAGTACCTATCAGCATTCGATCTGTTTGTTGATTTTCAAATTGACGAGAACTTCAATGAAGTAATTAAATCTCGTTTCCGTGATACATTCTCATATGCTTCTTTCTCTGAAGGTGAAAAACTTCGTATCACATTAAGTATCATGCTAGCGTGGCGTACTGTAGCTAAAATGCGTAATTCAGTATCTACTAATCTGCTGGTACTTGACGAAACACTTGACGGTGCAATGGACGGTTCAGGTGTTGAAAACTTAATTGAAACCCTGCACTCTGTAAATACAGACGATAACATCTTTGTTATCTCACACCGTGGTGATCAGTTTGGTGACAAGTTTGAGTCACATCTAAAATTTACTAAGGTAAAGAATTACAGTGAACTTGCAGCTTAGGAGAATAAATGCAACATTCAATAGAAGATCTAATAAAAAGAATAAACGCAATGAAAGAAAAAGCAATAATGTTACACCGTGTACGTAACGAGTTTGCTGAAATATCTTATAAGGAATACGACAAAGCAGCATGTCAGAACCTTTTAGATGATATACAGACACTAGCAGCTGGCATAGCTAACGACAAGCAAGGTACTGATATTATCACTGAAATGGATTCTTGGAAAGAAAAAGGTTGACATTCAACTCGTCCTGTGTTATTATACTACTATATTATGAAAAAGGGTAAACATGTCTAAATTCTATACCAACGTCGGTCGCTATGGCAACAATATCTTGTGGCGCGGCTATGACGAAAATGGCAAGCAGTTTATGAAGAAAGTTAAGTTTCAGCCTACACTGTACATCGGTGTTCAGGAAGAAACTGGCTTCAAAGCATTGACCAATGGCCGTAACATGAAGCCCAGCCTTCAGGACAGTATGTCGAAAGCCAAAGACTGGATTGAAGAGAAGAAAGATGTGCACGGCATGCAAATTGCTGGCTCTACAAATTACATAGCTCAGTTCATTCAGAAAGAATATCCAAACGACATCAAGTTTGATACATCAAAGATTAATATCGTATCATTTGATATTGAGGTTGATATTAGTAATGGCTATCCTAATATGACTACAGCAGAGCAAGAAATCACATCGATAGCATACAAATCTTCTAAGTCTAATACATACCATCTACTTGGTCGTAAAGACTTTAACAAGTATGATACGTTGCTTGATATCGATCCTGATGATATTCACTTCCTTAAATTTGAATCCGAAGCAGAACTTCTTCGTAGATTTAAACATATTTGGCAGATGGATTATCCTGATATCGTTACTGGCTGGAACGTCGAGTACTTTGATATTCAGTATCTACTTACACGTATGAAGAATATATTTGGCGAAGAGTGGGTCAGAGATCTATCTCCTTGGCGTAATATTAGTCAAATGGGTCGAGAATTCTATGGTAAGATGCAACATACATATCAGATTGGTGGTGTATCTATCGTCGATTACATGGATTGCTTTAAGAAGTTTGGCTATAAGTATGGCCCACAAGAAAGCTACAAGCTCGATCATATTGCTCACGTAATTCTTGGTGAGAAGAAACTTGATTACTCTGAGTATGGCGATCTTACAACATTGTACGAGAAAAATCCACAACTATATCTAGACTATAACTTAAAAGATACGTGGCTAATTCAACGCTTTGAAGATGAAACTGGTCTGCTTGCTCTGGTTATGACTGTTGCTTATGGCGGCGGTGTTAACTACCATGATGCATTTGGTACAGTTGGTATCTGGGAAACTACACTCTATCGCCGATTGCTTGGTGAAGGTCGAGTCCCTCCTGTTAAAGGTGGTCCTGGTCAACGAGCTGGTGAGCTTGTAGGTGGTTACGTTAAAGATCCTAAAGTTGGCATGCATCCTTGGGTTGTATCCTTCGATCTAAACTCTCTATATCCACACTTAATGTTGCAATACAACATGTCACCAGAAACTTATCTAGAAGATGAACGTGATTACGTATCTCAAGATATGGTACTTAACGGCGAATATACAAATAACGATAAGTCTGTGTCAGTAGCTGCTAACGGTGCAAAGTTTACAAACGAGTTTAAAGGTGTTATTCCATCAATCATTGATGAATACTACGGTAATCGTTCTGTAATTAAGAAAAAGATGCTTAGTGTCGAACAACAGCTTGAGAATGCAACTGATCCAAGAGAGAAAGATCGTCTAAAGCGAGAAGTAACTCAGCTTCATAACTCTCAAATGGCTATTAAAATTAGTATGAACTCGCTCTACGGTGCAATGGCAAACATCTACTTCTTGTACTATATTAACGACATGGCTGAAGCGATTACAACATCAGGTCAATTGTCTATTCGATATGCACAAAACTCTGTAAACACATATCTCAATAAGATACTCAAAACAAACGACAAAGACTATATCGTATATATCGATACCGATTCAATCTACGTCGACTTTGGTCCTCTCATCAAAGCATCATTCGGTACTACAGATATCGAACGTAGCAAAGGCGAAGAGTTCCTTGACAAAGTTTGTTCTACTAAAATCGAAGAAGTAATTGAGAATGGATATGTTGAGCTTGCATCTAAGATGGGTTCTTATCGTCAAGCGATGGTAATGAAACGAGAAAAGATTACTGATAAATCTGTATTCATTGCTAAGAAACGTTATATTATGAATACCCTTAACTCTGAAGGTGTACATTATGAAACACCTAAGATCAGTGTTACAGGTCTTGAGTCAGTACGTTCATCAACACCAGAGGTATGCCGTGATAAACTTCGTGCAGCCTTTAAAGTTCTTATGAACGAAGATGAAAAAGCAATGCAAGACTTTATTGAAAACTTCCGTCAAGAATTCTATAAGCTTCCACCCGAAGATATCGGTAAGAATTCTGGTACAGACAATATCGATAAATATCGTGACAAGGTAAATCTATATAAGAAAGGCTGCCCAATGCATGTTCGTGGTTGTATTCTATACAATCATTATCTAGCTGAGAAAGGTCTCAACCGTAAGTTTACTTCAATCACCGGCGGCGACAAAGTAAAGTTTTGCTATCTGAAAACCCCTAACACTATCAAGGAGAACATTATTTCGTTTCCAGGCGTACTTCCAAAAGAACTCGGTGTACATGACTACATTGATTACGAAAAACAATTTGAGAAAGTATTCTTGGCTCCCCTAGAAGCAATCCTAGAAGCTGTCAATTGGTCTGCTGTTAAAATAGCAACCCTTGATGATTTCTTTGTATAAGGAGAAAATCATGTCAGAAGATTTCACTAAAAGATTAGAGTGGCTTAAAACCTCTCACCAACGACAACATGCAATAGTAGAAGCACTTGAAGGCGAAAAAGCACCAGAGAGTAATATTATTCAAGCTAAGAAACAGAAACTATTAATTAAAGACCAAATAGCAGAATTAGAAATGCGTATGCAAGGAGAATACTATGAGTGATAACTGGGTAAACGATATGGAAGATATGCACCACAAGTTTGGTGTACATGAATGGTTTGAAGCCAACAAAGATAATAAAGATCTTATGCGAAAGTATCTGACTTTTCGTATGTTAATGGTAAATGAAGAAGTACAAGAAACTATGCAAGCTATTAATAACTCAGATGCTGAAGAAGTAGTTGATGGCTTGATTGATATGTGTGTCTTTGCTATTGGTACACTTGATGTTATGGGTGTTAACGCTAACGAAGCATGGGATAAAGTCTATAATGCTAATATGGCTAAATCGCCTGGTGTTAAACCTGGCCGTCCTAACAGATTTGGATTACCAGATTTGTTGAAGCCTAGTGGATGGGAAGCACCATCACATGACGGTAATCATGGTGATTTAGAAAAAGCTTTGTAAAATAATTAAATTATTTTCAACTGTTACCGGTAACAATGATAAAGGTGGGATCCTCCAGACATAAATAATATTTTATAGAGGAGGTCCCACCATGTGCTCACCAGCAGTACGTAAAGAAGCCAACAAATTGAATTGGATGGTAAAAGGTCAACTAATTACTAAATCAGAATCTGACGCCGTAGTTGAATACTTGTATGATAGTTATTTTAAGAGATTATGGGGAAACCATGAAAGATCCCAATATGCTTTAGAAGGGTTTGAAGAAGCATATAAAAGACGTGAACTAGAAGTACTCAATGAAGAGTTAGAATACGTTGCAATCCGTAGTATGGATTAGCAACTTTTTTTATTTTAGGGGTTGACATTCGTTTCTGAATAGTTTATACTAATATTATGAAAGGAAACAAAATGAAAAAACTCTTTACACAAACCGAAATCGCTAAATGGTTCATCGAAACACAAGAGCAAGATCTTCACTACATTAATGAGATCATGGTCATTAGACGTTTCCTAGAAGAAACCGAGCATCAGCAAAATCTATCTACTTCTCGTGAGTTTATAGAAGGCATTCTCGACATTATCTTCGAAATTAAGCAAAAAACTTGAAATTAAATGAAAAAAGGGGTTGACAAACCCCTTTTAATAGTGTATATTAATAGTATAAAGTAAATAAAAGGAAACAACAATGTCGAACATTACACATCTTTCAAACGGTTCAATGATTAAAGCTGACGTAGTAGAAAGCTTTAACAAAGCAACTAAAGACGAATTTAATCGTCGTCCTGGCGTTGGTTCAACTGACTTTTGGAATTTTGTTGAGTCTGATATGTACATGGATCTTTCAGATTTCTACAAATCAACTTACATCGACGAGTGCTTCGAGCATCTTGCATCTGAGTTTGACCTAGATGTTGCTTGGGATCGCTTACAAGTTTTAAAAACTGAATACTTAGGAATGGGAGCTTAATCATGCAGATTAAAGGCGCAATGACTGTTTTGAAAAAACAAATGGAATTTCTTGGAATGAGCTTTGAAGAGCTTATTGCATTTATCGAACGTGCACCTCTTGCACATAACGACACTACAAGGCAAGCCTTTGAAGTGTTTACGACGGAGATGCGACGTGGACTTAGATCTTAAATTTACAACAGCTGGAGCTTACATGAGTAAAGAATATTTTGAATTTCAAGGTACTGTTTATGATGTTACGTTTAAAGAGTCTGAAACAGTTCGGCACGGCGGTCCTTTTGATCGCGGCAGTGCTGATAGTTATTATGGCCGTGGGGCTCGCCCTCACTATTACACAGGCGATACGGGCTTGTCTGATAAAGTTGAAAATTCAGGGATGACTGAAGATGAGATTAAGGAATACTATGCAGGCTATGAATATAACGACCAAGCGGGCTCCTTCAAAGACTGGGGTTAAGCATGTTATAAACGGTAAAGTATTCAGTTGTGTCTTAGATGCAATTGAGTACCGTGACATGCTAGACGCAAATTATATTAAAGTCGTGTGGAAAAAAGTTAAATAAATAACGGTGTCAGAGGGTAAAGCTCTGGCATTTTTATATGTGAGCGATGGTGTAAAGCCATCAAGCAATAAAGGAGAAATTTATGGAACTACTCACAGTGTGGAGCCTTGTCGGCTTCCTGCTTGCTGCATATGCAGTTATAGCAAACGATTCAGTGCA